CCGAAGCGAACGGGCTTGTAGCATTGATAGCCGCCGCAAGCGACGTTGCCGTATTTGCTTCCGCCGCGCCGATGAGCACTACGAACGGATTTTCAGAAGCGGTAGCAGAGAACGTGTATTCTGCGCCATTAACGGTTACCGTATCGCCTTCCGCTGCATTCGCAGAAAACGTGAGGGTAGCCGTAGCCTTTACTGCCGCCGTTTGGTTAGAACCTTTGATTACATACCCGACAGCCGATTTAAGGGCGTCATTCACCCACGAACCGACAATGCCAAGTGCCTGCGTAATATTTATTTTAGTTTGCATTGTTATTTCCTTTGTTAATTTGTTTTACGAAAGAAGCGCGTCCAATCGGGATTTAACTTCGTCTTTCCCCATTTTTTTCGGTTCGCTCGCGTCAAGCGTGAAGTGAACCTGAGATTTACCCTTTGCCGCTACAAAGCCCTCTATGGTTGCATAAGCATTACCGTTCGATTCAAGTTTGAGCTTTTTGCAAGCTTCTTCCGCGATTTCTTCGAGGCTTTCCATCGAGTCGTAGGTAAATGCGCCAGTGAAAGGCAGAATCTTCTTGTAGAAGCTATCCATCTTGCGAACATTCGCGATGGCTTCTTTGCGGATTTCCGCCGCGTCCATGCCACAGCCATCGTTTCCTTTGCCGTTGCCTTCGCCTTTTTCTTCACCGCCTTTTTCTTCGCCGTCATCAGCTTTGCCCGATTCCGACTTATTGTAAGAAGCTTCTTCCATCTTCTTCATAACGGTGCGGATAATTTCGTCATCTACCTTTCCTTTAAGAATGCCGCCGACTTCATCAATGAGCTTGCGTTTATCGACCTCACCTTCTCCATCTCCCTTGTCGTTTGTTTTCTTAGTTACGAAACCAGTTTTGGAGGAATCGGTTTTTTCAACGATAACGCCGTCTTCACCCTTTTCTCCTTCGCCTTCCTTTTCGCCTTCCTTTTCTTCGCCGTCTTTGGACTTTTCGGGAGAACGCTTGTATTTGTTGGCGTCTATCCATTCTTTCGCTTCGGGAAACTTCGCATAGAGTTTCTCTACCGAAACGAACTCATCAGAGGTCTTAACGTCCTCTTTCTGAGGTTCAGTATCAGTTTTTTCTGCCATTTCAGATTTTCCTTTTTCTATGGTTTTATTGTTTATATCAAACTCTATTGAGTCAAAAGTCATTGCTTCTTTGGCGTCATACACTCTCATTTCGCTACCCATTCTGCCATTCTTGACAAGAGCGAGATGATTTCCGCGCAAATTTCTCTGCACAAAGTCATACGTTTGACCATTAAACACGCCTCGGCTACGCTCGTAAATGCTTTTATATCCCAGAGAAAGCTCTTTTACGCCAGAGAGAATTTTATCTTTCATCTTCTCTGACCAGATTTTTAAATCTCCGTAGAGCTTGCCAGCCTTGTATTTAACATTGGTAAGTACGCCAGATGCGGGACGTTGGTCATAGGGCGTTGCGCCCTCACCTATCATTTCATGTCCGATTATAAACGGAACGTTATTAAAAGACTCCGCCGCCTTTTCAAGCTCTTCGGCAGGGCGATATACGGGATAAAGCTTGTCGGGGTCAAGGTTGGGAAGACCAATCATTCTGCCGCTATAAAGGTAAACGCCCTCTGCCGACAGTGGATTATCCCTCACCAATTCAAACGAATTTGAATCTACTTCCTTAGACACTTAAAATTTCATGTATATGTCGCAAATTTCCCTTCTTGTGTAAGAGTAAGATACTTTTATGTACGTCTTGTCAATAAGTTTTTTAAAAAAATATTAGGAAGAGTAGTCCTCACCGCGAGGACTACTCCCAACTCCAAGTGTGCGACATTCACTATGAGCTGTAATGGAATTATTCTTCGTCATCGGATTCAGAGTCTTCATTCTCTTCTTCGCGATTTATGTCGTCTTTTGTCTTACCTCTTACAGGATTGTCTATTTCTTTCGGCATGGGTCTTCCCATATTGTCTTTTTCTACCGAAAACGCTTTTTCCTGTACTTCGCTTATTTCAGGAGGATTGGGGTCAAGAGTGCTAAATCCTCCGTTCGGGTCTGTAATAAGGTGGACTCTTTCCTCTTTTATGTTTGTAATCTTACCCCCAAGCCTCATAGAAGCGGTTCTTGCATCTATTTCTCTAATTTTTGCTTTGGTAAGCTCGTCGGGAGTGTCAATCGGGTTAAATTCGGTAATCATCTTCTTTACCTTACCCTTTTCACTCTTGGACATAAGGATATTGTGCCTACTGATAATCGGGAGGTAGTCGTCCTTCTGAATACGTTTAAGGTATTGCTTGTAGTCCGACAGCTCGAATGTACCAGAGCTATTCAATCCTTTAATCGACATATTAAAAAGTTTTTCCGAGCGGATATTCGCGATAGCGCAAATTCTCTGTGCGCATGCGTTTATAACTTCCTCCAACCCAGTGAGAGCAGTATCCATCTGCTTTACTTCACTACCAATCTGCTTTACCCAGATGCCGTAGTTGCTATGAATTTCAGATGTCGCTTCGAGGATAGCGTTTACTTCCTGCGGGTTAGCCATGTAATTTGACATTTCCGCGTCGGCAACGTAGCTTCGCTTTGTAAGCAAAAGAAGCATTGCTTCATTGAGAGCTTTCTCGTAAGCGTATACAGCTTCGTAGATTTGCTGTGCAAGCGACACCCCACCGAAGAAGTAGGTTGGTTTGAGAAAGTCTGCTACGGGGCTATTTATAAGCTTTATACACCAACTCCTGTGGATTCTCTTGTACTTAGTCCCAGTGGGGAAAGAATACCACGTCGGCTGGTAGAAGAATTTGCTCGTCGGGTCGGTAAGGCTCGCTTGGTCAAAGTCGTAGGTAATCCAGTAAGGGTCAATTACCGTCATGCCAGTGTAGCTTCCGCGAGGAATCGACTCCACATCAAACTCGTTCTCCATATCGACTTCTACATTGAAAGTCGGCACTATCAAAGCCCAGCCAAACTGCTTGGAATTTATTTCTGCTCTAATGCAGACATCTTGAATTTGATACTCTTCCTGAGAACGGTCAACAAAGCTTTCAAGCTCGCCTATTTTGGCTTTTTTCCCGTCATCGGCATAAAGAACCTTGTACCCAGAGGACATGGCGTCTCTTGCGGGCATTGTGCAACACTTGTCTACAATGGGATTTTGCCTAAGAATTGCGCAATTTTGGTATCCGATGAAATTCGTTCTATACTTTTCAAGGATTTCATAGCGCAGGTCGGGGGAAAATGGCTTCATTGCGTATGCGCATTCGTCTGCGTCCATTGTAAAGGATTCGATTTGCCCATTCTGAACCCTCCTATATCCCTTAAAGTCCGAGATAGTCCTCTGAATTACCTTGCTCGCCTCTTCTTTTAGATTAAATTTCGGTGTCTTGCAATTCGCGGCGATGTCTTTGAGGGCTTTAACCCATGCAAGAGCCTTTATCTCGCGTTTTGATAGATTTTTTACAGCAAATTCCTTTGCCGACTCCAATTTTGAAGTTTTTATCTTCATCGGCTTTTTTGCTGTTTTTTCGAAAGATTCCGCTTTTTTTTGCGCCTTTTTCACGATATTCCCTGAATATTTCTGTTTTTCTAAAAAAGTAGGTAATTCTTTGCTTTTAAGTCAAGTTAAAAAATTCCTTTTCTTGCAAATCCTATCTTTCCAGCATAACTTATGCAGTCCGTTATATCGTCGTGGGCGTGTGTCATGTCTCCGCAAAGGGCAACCATCTCGTTCATAACCTCCCGCGAGATAGGATTATCCTTTCCATCGGGCAATAGAACGTCCCCAGCTTCAAAATAAGGGAACACATAGTTATTCCAGCGCGTTAATTTGTCGAATCCATCGTCCTTTACGGGAATAACGCTAAATCCTCCCTCTCGTCTTACTCTCTGGATAAGTTCCATACCAGAAGCTCTATCTTCGATGTAGAACACTCTTGCGGGCAGTCCTCCGACTCCGCTGGAATATTTGTTTTTGAAAGCAATTAGCTCCCTTAGCAGGTCAACGGCGTCGATTTTCTTGTGAAGCATGTCGATTAGATGGAGTTTACTCTTATCGGTTACTCCCCATAGCCCAACTGCGGTGTAGTCAGCGTATTCGTTATTTTTGAATGCAGTATCAGCGGTGAAGAACACGCGGGTGTATTTGTACCTTTCGCGAGTATCGTAGAATTTGAACCATTCCTCTTTTACAAGCTCTCCTCCGAGTACGATAGGCTTCTGTTGCATTTGCGCGGCGAACACCATTCTGCTTTGTTTCTGCTCTTTCAGGAGTGTCTCTACGGGAAATCTCTCTTCCCAGAAGCTCTCAGGCGGATTTTTGTCTTCATTGAGAGCTTTAACGACAACGAAATCCCAGTCGTCTGCTTCGTTCTTTTGAATGTATCCAACAAGGTCGTCTGTCGCGAGTCTTTGCATAATCATTACAATAGGCGTCTTCGCGGGATTGTTAAGACGCTTTTTTACGACGGTCTGGTAGACATTCTCTACTTTCAATTTCTCTGCCGCAGAATTAAAGAATTTCGCGTTAAGAGGGTCGTCAACGATGAAAGCTCCCTTAAAGGAATTTCCAGAGCCTCCTGCTCCGAATCCAGTAAGAGCGGCGTGCAATGGAGCGGCTCGAAAACACCCTTTCTCTTTTGTTTCCCACAGGCACTTAGCCTCCGAGTTCTTGTTCAATTTAACGTTGAATAGCATCTGATATGGGCGACTCCTCATAATGTTGAGAATATCGTCCGACATCTTATTGGTAATTCTCTCTTCGTAGCAAGTATAGATGAAATTGCATCTTGGTTCTATCGCAAGACACCAGCTAGCCCACAGAATCATAAGTTGCGATTTACCGCTTCGTGGCGGTACGCAAATGCACAGATTCTTCTTTTCTGGGTTTCCGTAGACGTGTTCCTCCAATTTCTTGATTATCCTCCAATGGAACTTCTTTATTTGGAAGTCATCTTGGCTTATGAACCGATAAAAAAACTTAACGTACAGCGCAAAATTCGTTTTCAGCAATTTTGCCGTAGCCGCTATATTCTCAGGTCTGAGGTATTTTTCTATGTCTATTGCGTTCTCATTTAAAACGCCGTCTGTCGCATCTTCCGCCATTTTTATCTAAACTCCTAAATGTCGATAACGCTTTCTTCTCCATCTTCCCCCACTTCGTCTTTATCGGTCAAAAATGACCTACTCATATCATCTCTAAGCTCTTTCAGTTGCTCTATGTCCACCTTATGGCTATGCACAACCTCTCCGCTAACGTTTACGTCGCTCTTCCTACCGTAATTCTCTCTATCCAGCCTTTCCAGAACCCACTTGCTATTCTCCACGTTCTTGTTCTCCATTACGTCCTTCGCAAGATTCTCTGCCGCGCTCGCCACTATGCACTCCCTCCATGTGTCTATCCTATCTCTCAGCAATGGATACTTCTTCAACAACTTCTTGAACTTCCCTCCGTATATCCCAAGATATGCGCACAATGCCGTATCCTTCATGCGCATCTTCGCTCCCAACTCCATCTTGTTGTACAAATTCAACGTCAGAAAGCAATAGCACTTATTCGACGCCTTCTCTATCTCCACCACCTCAGGGTCTATCGTCTCAAATACCTCTTTCGTCTCCTCTGGCAATTCAGCAAACTCCTTCTCGCAGCACCTCCTCAAATACTCCTTCCTCCCAAAGCATTCTTGCCGCTTCTTCTCCTTCGCTGGTTTTATCGCTGTCTCATCTCTACTCTCAAATGCCTTTAAAACGCATTCTTTTGCCCCTAAAACTGATTCTATTTCCTTTTCCATATAATCCTATACATTGACCCATAAAAAGCCTTTGTAAAGCATTTTTTTACTTCCGCACGCGCTTTTCAACCCACCATTATCCACCACAACAGCTATTACTTAGTCCACACCAACAACTTACCAACTTATTCTCCATTTATCATACGCATTTATCCCAAAAATTTTTTATACCCAAAATTTTTTATATGCGAATTAGAGCACCCCCACCCCCTACCGTTTCAAGGTTTACTTAAAAACGCCATCCCCCGGTCTCCTACCAGAGTTAGACAAGACTAACATTGTTAGACAAGCCTAACATTGAAGAAAGAAAAAAACCCTTATACCTAAAAAGAAAGAAGTAAATATTACCTACTTACTTTTAACCTTACCTTTAACCCCTCTTATATTCTCCCCTTAATGGTTCTCCTTAAAAAGTCAAGCTTTTTTTGAAGATAAAGAGAAAAAATATTTTCGAAAAAAGATGAAAAAATTTAACTTTTTTATTGACTTTTAAAAAAGAAAATCCGATACTATAAACATAATCAAAAACGGGGTTGCCCGTTGAGATTATGAAAGGCAAAAAAAATAAGAAAGGCAAAAAAATGAAGAAATACATATTGACACTCGGCTTGAACGATAAAGACACTTGCAAACCCGCATTTTCAGAGAGTAAGGCGGTTGAAATGGTGTGCAATCTACTTTTACAACGCGGCTTTAAGGGCGCGTCTATTACAAGCGGGCGCGGCTTTTATGAAATGGAAAGTAATGGACAGACTGTTTTTGAAGACTTCATAAAAATCGAATTTATGTTTGTTGAAGCGCAAAAAGTTATTGACTTTGCAAACGTTTTAAAAGCGGTCTTCAACCAGGAAAGTATTGCATTTGAAACAGTGAATACTGATTCAATTTTGCTTTAAAAAAAGGGATTGAAAAAATGGAAATTAAAGAAATTTGCAAAGAATGGAATAGTATTTTTCGAAATACCATTCCAGGACTAAATGAATTTTTAGACAAAAGAATGTCAATTTTGTGTGGAAAGCCGAAAATTGACCTTTTAAAATTTGATGATTTTTTGCGTCAAAAATACAAATATGATGAAGGTCGTGAAATATCTTTGTCAAGGTTTATAAAAGACAAGTTTGGAGATGAAGCCGTTTGTTTCATAAAAAAGTTAATTTAGAGAGAAAGGTAAAAAAATGGACAAAGAAAAGAATTTTGAATTTTTTGTAAACACAATAAAATCGCTTGCGCTTTCACAAGGATTTTTTGGAAGAATTTTAAGGCAATTGTCTGAGTTAGAAAGTGAAGAGTTGGAACGTTTAAAAGCGGACTTGCCGCAATTTAAAGACTCGCTGGATGTTGTCTTTTATTTCGAGCAATAATTTTTAGAAAGGTAAAAAATATGAATATGAATAAAGATGACAATAAGAATATCGAAAAGATTGAATCCTTGCGCTTGCGCCTTCTAAAGGAGGGCGCGGGGCGCGGCGGGCTTGTGCTGTATGTCGACAGCCGCGCCGTTGAAATTTCCATTGAACGTGAAAAAACTTTCGAGCAAGTAAACGCCCGCTTTATCGACATGCAATTCATGGAGACAAGGCGGCAGGCAGAAGCGGCTTTTTTCGATATTGTCAAAATCGTTTCAGATTATTTGACAAGCGCGGAAATTTACAACGTTATAAAAGCGGGCGTGAATTCTTTTATTGAAAGGGGCTTTTAAGTCCCCCCCCCGCCTTTAATGGACAATTTAAACAAAATAAGAAAGGGACAAAAAATGAATAATGATAATGAAGAACCGACAACGTACGCGCTCATCTCGTACAGAAACGCGGTCAAGTACTTTGACAACGCGCTTATTTTGTGCAACAATATTACAGAAATAGACGAGTTTCTATTTGAAAATTGCGCGTTGTGCAACGCCGAACAAGACTACTATCAATATTTTTTGACAGATTGCTCGCAAGACGACGCGGAAAAATTGAACAAGTGGTTTGGATTAAATTTTTTGTACTCGAAAAAATTAGATTTGTACATCCTTGCTGTCGAGCATTGTGGCACATCGTGGGACCATGTCCCTTGCAACGTGTATGATAAATTTGTTGCGGATTATATAAAAAACAACGGACTCGAATTTAAACACTAAAAAAACACAATAAACACGGGGCAAAAAAACGCCCCGCGTAAATCCACAACGGAAAGGCAAAAAAATATGAAGCTTTCAAAAAATGCTTTTAAAGAAATTTTGAAAAAATGCGAAAAACGCTTTCCGCGCCAAGTCGGTTTTAGCACGGGCGGCAACGCTTGGCGCAAATTTTGCGCAAAAAATCCGATTGAATTCCGCGGCGAAATTAACGGCGCAAAATATACTATCCGCGTTGCAAATGATGCTTATGCGGTTTGCGTTCCGAATCCAATCGGAGTTTTTAATTTTTAAACAAAAAATAGAAAGGCAAAAATGAATTTAAAAATAGACGAAAAAACCGCAAAAAACATCATTAAAATATTAAAGCTTTCAATGGAAAGCGGCAATCATTTTGCTAGCATTGAAAGGCGGGCGGCATTTGATGATGAAAATCTTGTTTTTCAAATGAAAATCGACAATGAAAAACATATCATTCTGCAAGTAATGAACTACGGACTTGCAACACGTTTAAAAGTGGACAATTTCACGGATGAACAACTTGCGGATATCGTTTGCAAGTCCGTCAACCTTTAATTTCAAAAAAAGTATTAACATTCAATAACTTGCAAAATGAAGACTATTTTAACTGAATACGAAAAAAATGAACATAGCAGGAATTTTAAAGATATTTGCTTTTATACGCTTTACAAAGACGGATATTCTTATTATCTAAAATTTGTGCTTGCGCCCGTTCGATATGATAACGGGATGGTTTTCGTGGATTGCGCAAAAGCCATGCAGCCATTCAAGCTTGTAAACGGTCGGCAAAAAACACGGGCGGCGGTTGAAAAGCAACTTTTTGACAAAAAAGACGAATTGTTTGAGCTTTTCAAGAATGCAATCCGCGAAAAGAAATCGCAACTAAATGATGGCAGTTTTGAAAAATTCATTTCCGCCGTTGAAAAAATCGTAAAACAATACTAAAAAAAGGTTTTAAAATGAACAACGACGAAAGAAAAGGCTTGCCAAGCGCAAGCCAAATGCAACGAATTTTGACTTGTCCCGCAAGTTTTAAACTTGAAAGCCGCGCCCCGAAAATCGATACAGAAGAGGCACGGGCGGGCAGAGTTTACCATGAAATTTTGGAAACGGGCGCAACCGAATACGCGCCCGAAATCGACGGGGGCGCGATTGCACGGGCGCGGGCGTTAGTCGCCCCGCTCAAACAAAACGCCGAAAAAAGCCTAAAAGAAATTCGCTTGTGGTCAAAATCGGGCAAATGGTCGGGGCGCGTCGATGCAATGTATTTTGACACGGATAAAATCGACATTGTAGACTTTAAATTCGGCGTTCAACCCGTTCCGCCTGCGGAAATAAACGCACAAATGGCGGCTTATGCGGTTTTAGCAAGCGAAAATTTCAGCACGGATAAAATCCGCGTCCATATCATAAGTCCGCTTGTAATCGGCGGGGAGGAATACACAGTTGCCGAATATACCGCGCCCGAAATTGAAAAGGCACGGGGAAAAATCGAAATGGCAGTTGACAAAGCCCTTTCGGACAATCCGCCATTCGCAAAGAGCACGGGCACACACTGCCAATTTTGCCAAGCTCGCGGAATTTGCCCGAAGCAAGCAGAAAACCTTGAAAATCTAACAAAAGAAAGCGAAAAAATGAACACTGAATTAAGCACGGGCGCGGGAAACGCCATCGAAATCACGCGAGAAAATGCGTTTGAAATGGCGATAAAAATCCGTAAATACAAACAGGCACGGGCGCAGGCGGATAAGTTTGCCGAAATGGTCGAAGCCAAAATCACTGAAATGCTTGCGAACGGCGTTGAAATCGAGGGGCTAAGCCTTGGCGCAGGTCGGCGCGTAGACACTTACGACACACAAAAGACTTTCGACGCCGTGAGCCAAATTTTGAGCGCGGAAAAGTTTTTGCAAAATTGCAAAATCAATAAAACAGGTCTGCTCAAAGAGTTGCAACTTGCAACAGGTCTAAGCAAAAAGGCAACCGAAGAAACGTTCAACCGCGTTTGCGAAGAGGTCGGGGCGGTTTCTCACGGGCAAGCCCACACTCAAATTTTAATTGTCGAGAAATGAAAAAGTTAATATTTGCTTGCGCGTTATTTGCAACGATAAACGCTTGCGCGGGGGTCGTAGCGGATACGCTTTACCTTGAAGCACGGGGCGAAAAGCCCCGCGGGCTTCGAGCGGTTGCAACCGTTATTTATAACCGCGCACAAAACACGGGTAAAACATTCGAAGCGGTTTGCCTGCAACCTTTTCAGTTTAGTTGCTGGAACGCGTCTAAAACGCGCAAAATTGCGCCTAAAACACGTTCGGACCCAAAAGCCTATGAGCTATGCTTGGCAATCGAAAAAGAGCTTTTAACGGGCAAATTCGAGCCGCTAGGAGAATGGACACACTATTACAACCCGCGTTTATGCAATCCCAAATGGGCGCGGAATGGACAAAATAAAACACAAATAGGCAATCACGTTTTTCTTAAAACACGGTAAAAAGAAAGGAAATACAATGGACGAACAAACAAACATAAACACGGGTAATAGCACGGAAAAAACGATTGTTGAAATCGACAATAAGCCCGTATTGCCTCAGAAAATCAGCAAAAACACGGTCGAAGCAACACTTGCAACGCCTGCTTACACCCACAGGATAACAAACTTTTTCGGAGGCAATCAGAAAGACGCCTTGCGCTTTCAGGCATCGACGCTAGCTTGCATCAACAAAAATCCGAAGCTTGCACAATGCACACCTGCAAGCTTTTTCGACACCCTCAACAAATGCGCCGAATTTAGGCTCTTCCCCGACGGTCGAACCGCTGCGCTTGTGCCGATGGGGAATTCCAAGCTTGGCAAAATGGAATGTCAATTCAGGCTTATGGCACAGGGATATATCGAGCTATTCGCTCGCAACGGAATCCTTGTCTCGGTGGTAGACGTTTGCGAAAATGACGAATACGACGAAACAAACGGCGTAATCACCCACAGGATTGACCGCTTTGCTGAATACACGGGCAAGAGAGGCACGCGCTACGGCTTTGTAGTCCACGCCCAATTCCCCGATAAACGCATCAAAAGCGAATTTATTTCATTGAAATATATCGAAAAAGTGAAGGGTATTTCTAAGAATCAGACCTTGTGGCAAAATGAATGGCTCGAAATGGCTAAAAAGACTTGCGTTCGCTACCTTGCTAAGACACTGCCCCAAACGTCTGAAATTCAGTGGGCTATCAAAGCCGACGATGAAGCGGGATTTGACTTTAATAATCGCTATATTCCTAAGGCAAACCCTTTCGGCGGCAGAAGCGAAACGCTCGACACGGGCGCGGAAAACACGGAGGATTAAAAATGGAAATTAAAGAAATTTTGGAAATTACCCCCGAAACGCTTGCAAAGAGGCAGAAAGAAGCACTTGAAGGAAATCAAAAACATGAAAATGAATAAAAAATATAAATTAGTAGAAAAGAAGTTTTTCCCCGAATTAAACAAAGAATTGTGGCAAATTGAAGCCCTTTGTGATTTCGGGAATGTAAAAAAAGGAGATAAGGGAGGTTGGATTGAAAAGGAGTTTAATCTTGACAACGAGACTGATGAGAACGCGTGGGTCTACGGAGACGCGAGGGTCTACGGAGACGCGAGGGTCTGCGGGAACGCGAGGGTCTGCGGAAACGCGTGGGTCTACGGAGACGCGAGGGTCTGCGGAGACGCGGAGGTCTACGGAAATGCGGAGGTCTACGGAAATGCGGAGGTCTACGGGAACGCGGAGATATTAGTTTTGGGCAAATTAGGATATTCTCGCCGATTTATAACCGCGACTTGGAGCAAGGATAATTGCTTAAAAGTAAGGGCTGGATGTTTCTTTGGCACAATAGATGACTTTCAAAAAGCCGTCATCGAAAAATATGGAGAGGGTGAAAGCGATTATATGCTTATCATTCCTCTTTTGCGCAAAAAAGAAAAAGAATGGGGTAAGGCACAGCAAGAAAGGAACGAAAATGAGCAAAAAATATAACATAATCTACGCCGACCCACCTTGGAAATATAAAGATAAAGGCTGCAATGGTTGCGCAGAGGCTCACTATAAAACAATGTCCATACAGGATATTTGCCATCTACGGGTTCAGGATATATGCGAAAATGATTGCGTACTTTTCCTGTGGGCAACCTATCCGATGCTTGGCGAAGCTTTGAAAACTATTGAAGCATGGGGGTTTACTTACAAAACAATTGGATTTCAATGGATAAAACAAAACAAAAGTGGCAACGGGTACTTTTTTGGATTAGGACGTTGGACACGGGGCAACTCAGAATGTTGCCTCATTGCAACAAAGGGAAAAATCAAACGAAAATCAACTAGCGTTTCTCAGTTGGTATTCAGCCCTATCGAGGGACACTCAAAGAAACCTGATGTAGTTCGAGATTTAATTGTGGAACTTGTCGGGGATTTACCACGAGCGGAATTATTCGCAAGGCAAAAGGGAAAAGGTTGGGACGCATGGGGCAATGAAATAGAAAGCGATTTTGAATTATGTTAATTGAATTAGATATTATCCCGCCCAAAAACACGGGGCAGTCAGCCAAACGGCTTGGAAGTATACACGGACGAGCGATGATGTTTGAGACAAAGGAAAGTAAAGACACCAAGGCGATGTATATGGCTTTGCTTTACGAAAAAAAACCTCACCAACCATTTGATGTTCCTATTTCTGTGGAATACAAATTCTACTTCCCTTATAATAGCACGGTTAAAAAGAGCATTCAAAAACAAGAATTGATTGTTCCCAAGACCACAAAACCAGACTGGGACAATATTCCGAAGCAAATTCAGGACGTTATGACAAGGCTTCAATTTTGGACTGATGACGCTCTAATTTACAAAGGAACTTGCTCAAAGTGGTTTGCGCCTCACGGAAAAATTACAATAGAAATCATACCTTTTAACGGAGAAAATACAAAATGACAAACGAACAATTTAATAGCATATCAGACAAGCTTGATAAAATCTTGGAGAAGTTGCAATCTACTTCCTCCCGCACACAGCCTAAAACAGGCGAGAATGCCCCAAGAAGCGATTCAAAGACACTCACGGGACAAGCACGGTGGGTTGAAGAGAAACAAGGAAAGAAAGGTGTTTTTATCGTCTTTAAGCTTATCGGCAGTGAAGACGGAGATGTCGCCTGCAATATCTGGGACGTAGAGACCGTCCAGCGCGTTATGGACGGAATGAAAGTGAGAGTAAGCGGATACTACTCGAAATGGGGTAATTATCAGAATTTCACGGTAAAGACGCTTTCCGTTTTAGAAAATAGCCCCACTCCCCAGCAGACAGAGGATTCATCTGAACTTCCAGCAGATGATGACATTCCGTTTTAAAACCTACGATGTTGTCGCATAGAAAAGAAAGGTAAAACATGAAAATCACAAAAGAACAGAGAAAAGAAATTGTAAAGAGGTACGCTAGATTTCGTAAGACGTATGAAAAAATCAGAGGGGATAACCTTGAAAACCTTGCACGCGATTACGGCGTAAGCTCATCAAGGATACACTATATCATTAAAAAGGAAGGGCGTATGCTAACTGCTACGGACAAAGAAAATGATTAGTGCGAACTATTACATGGCGATTTCGGCACGGTTCATCAATCGCAACGGGAAACGGCGATATTTCACGGGTTATCTAATCGACAAGGAGACAGATAAACACCGCTACGATGTGGTTGCAAAGGAAAAGCAATCCTTAGAAACTACATCTCGACTTAAAAGAGCTACTCTAAACAAGAGTCGAATACTGGGATTTTCGAAGAAAGAGCATATAAAAGATTTCCAACGGGAAAGCGTGGCTTCCTTTAATAAAGGTGAATCTGTATGCAATTACTACAACTGGAAGAAGATGATGCTTGGACTTTTTGTGGCGGAAGTCGAAAAGAGAGGGATTGATATTAGGACTATCGACCTAAAAAACATAAACTACATAATCGGAGAGACTTACTAAACAATGAAGAAGAAAGATGAATATGATAGCAAGATTACCGCAGACGAGTTCACGGATTTCGCCTGTGGAATGGCAGTCGTTGAAGTCGCCTCTGCAATTATTGCTTTTATTTTGATTCTCGTTCTACCATAGCATAAAAACAAGAAAGGAAAAATATGAAACAGTATAGAATATATGTCCAATCAGACGACGCGAGAGCGACGTTCTACATCAAGGCTAACTCCAAGAAGAAAGCGATGGAAATTCTCAAAGACAAATTTTCCGTCGCCTCCTGCTGTAAGGTTTGTCGCCTTGTGGAAACCGTTGAATATCCTGTAAATTCGGAGGTAAAATAAAATGGGATTTTCTCTTTTTCTTGGCGCATTTATCTTTTTCTGTGGTAAGAGGTTCATCGTAAGACTTATATTTATTATCGGACTCATTGCCGCAGGGAAAATCTACAATATCACAGGGAGAGAAATCGACTTTTATCTGACGGCAATGATTGCGTTCGGCTATGTGTTATGCGATATAGCCGCCTCATTGAAGTCGATTTCCGATGATATAAAGAAGAAAGACGACACGCTTGATTTGCTTGAAAAATGATTGACATTTGAGAATAAATCAACAAAGTTAAATCTTAAAAAGATACGGCGACCGTCTACCGCCTGAACCTTTTAAAAACCGAAGAATCGGTTTTAGCCCACATAGTAGACGATGTGGGCTTTTTTCATTTTATGACAAATTCAAATACTTCAAACGTCGAAACCAGAGGGTTTAAGGGCATTTGGATTCCCGCACGAGTTTGGTTGTCCACAAACCTATCAATTTTGGAAAAATGCTTAATTGCCGAAATATCCTCCCTTGACAGTGGAGAGGGTTGTTTTAAATCAAACGAAAGTCTCGGAGAATTTTTAGGCGTGGGAGAGAGACAAGTGTCTCGCATGATTTCCCATTTGATAGACTTAGGTTTTGTTCGTATAGCTAATTTCGACGGCAGGAAGAGATGGCTTAAAGTCTGCATAGACATTTATGTCGAGGCAGACACGACACCAGAAGCGAAGGTAGACATAAATGTCTATGCAGACACGACAAAAATGTCTACTCTGGGTAGTCAAAAATGTCTACATAGTAATAAAGATGAGATAAACAATGAGAGAAAGAAAGAAAATATAAAAAAGAAAGAAAGCCTTGACCTCTCTTTCGGAGAAGAAGCCAGCCTTAAAGCAGAGATAAAATCCGAATCAAAGTCCGAACTCGATGAGCAGGCAGAAACGATATACAAAGCATACCCAAGAAAGAAAGCACGCCCCGATGCAATAAAAGCCATTAAAAAGGCTTTAAGGGTCGTGGGGTATACCACTCTATATGGCAAGGTGCAAAAGTACGCGGAAGCGGTAAAAGAATCGCAAATAGAGCCATCCTACATTCCGTACCCAGCAACTTGGTTCAACCGAGAAGAGTATAATGACGACTGGAACGACCTTTATCAGCGTAAATGCCGAAATAATCAGAAAAGGATTAAGGCAACTGAACAGCATTACGACAGAACGCCTTTCCTCAACCCAGACGACCCAGACGATATTCCATTTTAAACCAAACGCAAAAGAAAGTTAAAACATGGAACAGAAGCATTATTGGATACATTTCACCGAAGCTCAGAACAATGGAGATTCCGAGGACTGGATGTTAGTCCTTTCAAAAACAGACAATTCTCCCTCTTGGGGAACTTTATGTAGAACCGATAGGAGGAATGAATGGAAGTTTACAATTCATACCCATTGCATGTACATCACCTGTCTAATAGCTGGCGAGACTAAAAGAGGCGCAATGGCGAAGTGTGTTAAAATCCTGAAATCGTTAAACAAAGGATTTAAAGAAAATGAATAAAACAAAGAAAGGAAACAAAAAATGAAACTAATCGAACCGTCAGCAACACTCATTGCCAAAACCCAACTTATAGGGGATAACTCCCTCGAATCCCCCATGAAGCTCATTGAGCAAGCAGGAAGAACCTGCTACAAGTCTGAATCAAAAACATCCAAAGATTCATGGAAGCCTTTTGTGAACATGATAAAGACCAAAGGGCACGAATCCGTTCTGGAACACGTCTCAGCCACAATCAGAATCATATGCGACAGAGGTGTTTCTCACGAAATCGTACGCCATAGGATTGCGTCGTTTTCCCAAGAAAGCACGCGGTATTGCAACTATTCTTCCACAAAAAAGAGTATGACCTTCGTGAAACCCTTTTGGTATTCACTCCCAGATGTCAGCTCCGACAAGATTGCGCAGTTCAAGGAGGCAATGCTTCTTGCGGAGGCAGCCTACAACAAACTTATTGCACTTGGTTCGACACCACAAGAAGCCAGAGCGGTTCTTCCGAATGCGCTTAAAACGGAAATCGTAGCAACGATGAACCTGCGAAGCTGGAAGCATTTTCTCGAACTTAGACTTTCTCCACAAGCTCATCCTGACATGAGGATTGTGGCTCGATTGATAAAAGACCAACTCATGTTCAACTTCCCTGTTGTATTCGAAAGCGAGGCACAACAATGAAAAGCGCATCGGAAATGGGGGCGTTCGAGGTTTTGCATAATATAGCCGAAAATCCTCCCGACTTGTCAAATATTAAGTATTGCGCAAATTGCGGCAAAGAGCTTACTTCAAATTCAATCAGATATTTCAATGGAGATGGTTTTTGCTGCAAGGATTGCGACATCGCTTATTCAAACAAAATAACACATGGCGTTCAAATACATAATGTGATTGACTCCAACATCCCCCCAATTTATCGCAACACTGACGAAGCAAAGTTAAGAGAAAATTTGGTAAATCCCGACGTGCTCGACAAGGTTTTGTCTTGGAGGATGGGTTCGCAAGGAATGGCAATAATCGGCAGGACAGGTTGCGGGAAGACCAGAGCGATTGCGTTGCTTCTAAATCGTCTAATTTCGGTCGATTTAGTGGGCATTAAGTCTTCCCTTATGGTTTACTATGCAGGAGAACTCGAAAGAGCCATAATGGAGAGTTTTGGAAACAAAGCTAAATCCTACTCGGAGCTAATGCGAAAACTCGAAAATTGCGGATTGCTTGTTATTGATGATTTCGGCAAGGAAAAGTTCACCGAAAGGTACGAAGTTTCGGTTTTTCAAATTTTCGAGAAGCGGACAGCAAACAAGCTTCCTATTATTTTTACAACGAACTACAAAGGAGAAACACTCAAAGCGAGATTCTCCGACCAAAATAACTACGAACCATTCAGCCGTAGACTCAACGAGTTCTTCGACAGAGTGGTTTTCACAAGAAAGGAAAGATAAACAATGATAACGATTAAAACAAAAGATGGAGATGTTGAAGTTGACGAAAGAAATATCTACTTTCTTGCCCCACTTATGTATATTCCCGAAAACGCGAACTCTCTTGTTCTTTTAGCAAATCACTATGATATAATTTCAGTGCAAGATACTTACGAGTTAAAAAGCCTTTTGGAGGAGAAAGGGCTTCATTGCAAAGAAACGATTTGCGATATGGGAAGATGCTTTAAAGTTGGAATAAAGCCGTTTCTTACATATGAAAAAGAAAATGTTCCACATGGAACAATGGATTCTGAAAGCAGGGTAGAGCACCCAAACTATTACAAGCTCTCCAATGGAATTGAAGTTTTGGACGTTGTTCGCGACTTGCCTTTTAACATTGGGAACGTAGTGAAGTATGTTATCCGAGCGGGAAAGAAAAAAGAAGCAGGATTATCCGACAAACAAAAGCAAATCGAAGACCTCGAAAAAGCAAAGTTTTACATCGAAGACGCAATCAAACAATTAAGAGAGGATTAAAATATGAAAGATTATCTTCAAATTGAAGAGTGGGAAAAGTTGGACACTTTTTCTTGGAGCTACGGAGAAAGCATTAACAGAGATTGTTGGTTTAAGGCTGAAAAGTATGATTGTGGGCAGCAAGTTTGGGAGGTATATATTACCACCTTTGACGAGGACAAAGTAAAGGCTTATGTTGAAAGCTACATTGAAAATATTTTTCGAGAACGTCTCGACGGATGTACTTTCCAAAGTGCTATTGAATGGGCTTTGAGGACGGTAAAAGACTTTCCCCAAGAATATCCTGATAGCTACTGGAAGGAACTTAAAAGGAAGGAAATCGAATCTAAGAGAGTTGTTCATTTCCCCGAAAACATTCAACCTATTCTACGAAAGCAAGATAGGGGAATATTTTAAGAAATTTTAACCGGAATAAAAAAAATACTTAAAAAAGCCTTGACAAATAAAAAATCTATGCGAAGATAGGCGCACAAACTCAAACAAGAAAGAAATAAAATATGAACAAAGAATACAAATCAAAGAACAACGTTGCGCCTGCCGTTAAGGCACGCGTAATAAAATATCCGTTCGTGGAAATAAATGATTCCATTTTGAACCTCAACTATGTGCAGACGGCATATCCTCACAATTCGGAAACGGTTATACTCATAGACGGAGAAGAAACCTACTATGATATATCTTACACCGACTTTAAAAAACTCATAAGAAAGGCATAAATATGAACAAAGAATACAACGCGTACGAAGAACAAAAAGAAGAACTCGAAACTGAAATCGAAAGGCTAAAGTGGGAAATAGAATCTCTCCAAAGGGATTTAGCCCACGCAGAAAACCAACTCGAAAATTTGATTTACACTGTCCGCGATGGATACCAAGTCCAAAAAGAAAGAGATATTTAAGAAAGGATAGAAATATGACAAAGAAACTTGTAATCAGATTTGTGAAGTTTGAATGCGCCCTTGCGGCGCAACAGCTCGATGAGGCAAAGGGTTTCCGTTGGAAAGTCGATGACACAACACATACCTTTGTTTGCAACTTCGAATTTTCTTTAACAAAAAACAGTATTCTTTTTGCGCTCAAAGGACAAAATGCAATTAGTTCGATTTTATTCTACAATAACGCCGAGCGCGACGAATACCTCAACAACGTAGTCAAGTGGATTTCGGAAGAGCAGTTTGCTACGGGCGGAAAGTTGGAAATAGGTAAGCCTTGTATGGTTTCTTTGTTTGAGGGGCTCGAAAAAGAGGATTGGGAAATAAGTAGATTGTTGGCGATACTTCCCCGCCCCATAGAGAACCGCTATATAACTCAAAGTGAAGCTAGTAAAAGAATGTTTGCTGCTTGGCCGTGCGCTCGCCCGCTCGCCTTTGTGCGTCCGAAAATCGATGGCGACATTTACACTTGGGAAATGGAGGTGTCCGAATGAGCTACATGGACAGGACGTTTTGCCCGCCAGAGCTTACAGACAAGCCCGACTGCGCAGAATGTTGGCGGAGGTTTGATGAGTACAAATACCGCATGCACTGCGCCCGCACGGGCGTTGATGATGAGGTAAGTTTTTCGGTTGGCAGGCTTTGTGAGCTAAATACCAGCCAAAAACCAGTTTCTACAAAACTGGTACTTGGTACAGACGGTACAAAACAACAAGAAGAAAGGTAGTAAAATGAACGTCAATTTTAGCGTATTTATCGACAAAATCCTTTCGGGCGAAAAGCGGCAGACTATCCGCCGCGCCTCGCCGAAATGGGAAAATGTCAAGGCGGGCGACAAGCTCACCTTGTACACGGGTTTGCGAACAAAAGCGTGCCGCAAGCTTGGAGAGGCGGTTGTGAAGAGTATTGGAAAAATAGTTCTCCACGAGGGAGATTCAATCGGCGAAATTACCCAAGAAGGAGAATTTCCGCTTACTTATAGCGAAATGGAGATATTGGCAGAGTGCGACGGGTTCAAGTCGGTATATGATTTTTGGGATTTTTTTAACGCCCACTATGACACAAGACCAATCGAAATGCGCGTAATCCGCTGGACTGATTTTAAGGAGGCGAAAGATGAGCGATGAACTAAAACCGTGCCCGTTCTGCGGAAGTGTTCATTTGTCGGTGCTGGATTATGAGTCCCGCTATCGGGTTGAATGTAATTTTTGCAAAGCACGGACTGGAATTTGGAATTCCAAAGCAGAGGCAATCGAAGAGTGGAACAGACGCATAGAGCCGACGTTTACGCCCGACGAGTTGGACGCAATCCGCCGAAATGTATGCGACTGGCAGGCTGAACGCGAGTTGTCAAAAATCGAACAAAGCATTATTGACAAGTGCGACGACGCATTGAAAGGAGTGCGATATGACGCAGGCAACATTTGACTTCGGACGGCTCGATTGGAAGTTTATTAAGTCGGGCAAAAATTGGGGTTGTTGGGAGGCCTCGCACGGCGCGTGGAAGTGCTCAATCAACGCCCGCCGCGCCGATGGCGTTTGTGTCGCTATCAGCAATCTTAAACGGATTATAACGCCCGTTTTTGAGTTGCGCCCGAATGTGGACGAGGCAAAGCAATTTTGCCAAGACTGGCTTTTATACGGAGGGGCAAGATGATTAATGCAAACTATTACATTGAAGAAAAGAGGATAAAATGAGAATGACAAACAAGGAGCTTATTGAAAGGGCGATAGAGCGCGGACTGATTGTACGCCCCGCCCCGCAGAAACCGAAAACACACGTTCGCAAGGGTAGGCTTGCGCGAATTATGACCGACAGGAGAAGTAGTAAATGAATAACCAAAGCAAACCAAAGCGAGGGCGAAGACCTCTCCCCGTAAGCGAAAGAAAAATAGAGGTAAAAGTCTGGGTAAAACCAGCGAACAAACAAAAGGTAAAAGATTTCGCAATTAATCTTGAAACAAAAACAACGAACAAAGAAACAAAATAACAATGAAAAAGAATGCGACAACAAAAGCTCCAAAGGTAATCAAAAACACGGGTTGCCTTAAAACTAAGAACACCCCTAAAACCTCCAAAAATACCCCTAAAAGAAAGCGAGAGACTGTTACGGTATCCAACTACCAGAGGCTCGCGATGAGGACATGTCTGCCTGAATGCAAAAGCATGAAGTATGCAAGTCCTGAACTTTGGTCTGAATGGCACGAAGCTTTCGCAAAAATCGAAGGAATGAGGGCAAAGGAGGTTCGACTTGACGGCAAATCAAATATCAAAGAATGGAAAGCTCAAAAGCTCAGAGAAATTAGAGATGAGTTGGGCGATGTATTCTGGACTGTTGCTCTTGTTTGTGAACTGAAAAAAGAAAGCTTCGCGTCTATTTTCAAAAAAACAAAACCACTAGAAGAAGATGGAGCACATATTATTTTTATATTTCAAGAATGCGGCATAGGCTTTGAATTAGATTTTGAAATTTCTCGTCAGATTGCCACGCTTAAAAAACTCTGTTATTCTTTGGGTATAAAGCCGTCGGACTGTATGAGAGCAAATATTGCCAAGCTTGCCAAACGACAAGCACAAGGAAAACTGAGAGGCGACGGGGATAAACGATAACTACCGCGAATTTTCCAAATTAAATAACAAGTGTCTTATGGACAAAAACATAAGGCACTTAAAGAAAGGCTAAATAATATGGCAAAAGTAGATATTGAACTGGTGCAGATGGTTCTCCAACGCAATGACCTCGGAGCACAAAAGACGGCTCAAATTATGGAGGATTTGAAATTCGAATCCAAACAGAAGGACAATGACGGCGAAAAAGAACCCGCCGTAAAAAAACAATTTGTAATCGTTGTAAATGACCCCTACGGGAAGATTCCCGAAACGGGCTTCGAATATCAGGGCTGGGTAGTCCAGATTCCCGAAGACGCCGCCCCGATGGAGGCTCTCGAAAAACTCCACAAGGGCGTCTACGACTTCAACCTGACCCCGAAAGGCAGGCGCATGCCGATTAAGACAATCGCCGAAGCCTGCGAGTTCGGCTCGGCGAAAATCTACAAAGAGCACAAAATCTGGGTGAAGACAAAAGAACCCGTGCTCGTGCTACGCACAAACGGAAAATTCCCCACGATGTTATTGACGCCTAATAGATAACGTTGTAAGCGAATTAGGAAGAACAAATAATGTTCGGGCGATAGGCGGCGGAAACGTCGCAACCTTGCAAGGCTATCGCCTTTACCTTTATTCAAAATCAAATAAGCATAAATCAAATGAAAAATCGTTCGATAAAAACAATGGGGGTTGTAAGTCCCGTATCTATTCCTTGCGCAAAATGTGGAGGCAAAGCCATGTATCAGGAATGGGCGGATACGGACTTGAACGGCAAATTAAAGCGTTATGGCGTAATATTCTGCCAAGATTGCGACAACAAAACTAAAATTCATTCCGACAGAACCGCAAAAGAAACGAAGTCCGAATGTGAATACGAGTGGTCTCGCAGGAATGAATCAATAAAAAAGGCAATCCAATGAATCTGAATCGTTATGAGGTTTATGTGTGGTGGTATGCGTTTGCTCCTACCACAAAAACTCCAAAAGTCTTTTCCGACTATCTCGCAACCTTAAAGCAAGGGAAGATGGAATTTTTCGGAGAGATTATAAACAACGGAATGTATGAAGTTCCAGATGAGGAATTGAATAAGCCTTTTTTGAGCTGGTTAGAAGGAAAGCGCAAAGAAGATAAGAGAAAGGCAGAGCAAAATGAAACCAACGCAAATAGCTGAAAACATAAAAAATAAGAACACAATGCCCATAAAGCAAAAACCCAAGAACAAAAGCAAAAATAGAAATAGTGCAACTAAGAATCAAACGTGGACTATTTCTTTCCCGCGTAGCAAAATTTTGCTTGACGTACCAGTTTGGGTTCGTATTGTGAGGGTATTCAAAAAGGATTTTAGAAGCTAATGGAAGAACTAATTGTAAATTTGGAGCTGATTCGCATAACCGCAAAGCAACTCCACTATTCAGAAAAAGGGGAATGTTTTTACGGCAATCACCTTTTGATGGACAAAATCGCTTCTGAAATGTACGACTTCGAGGACTCTATTATTGAATCCATAATCATGGCTGAAACAGGAGAACCTCCAATCCTGTCGGACATATACTCCGCAATAGCTTCTAAAACGATTAAAAACCCCTCTAAAACCGATTTGCTTGCCCTCATAAAGCAAACCATATACCTTGTGGAGGAAAAGGCAAGTAAAGACCGTTTTCAGGGAGATTTCGACCTTTTGGGTAGAATATCAAATAATCTTCGCCAATCTTTCTCGCTTCTGAGTAGAGTCTTGATGACTGGCGAATCCAATAAATAGCTCTTTTAAATAAGGTTGGTGCGTTTTAAAGCCCTCTTAGACTTTCTTGGGCATAGTACCGTAAAAGAATAGGTGGCAGAGGTTTGTTCATATTTCCCTCTCGCCACCTCCCTTAATCTTTTTTTTCATATTAGTATTGCAGTTGAGTGTTGATTAGAAAAGGAAGAGGGAGTAGATTTTTCTACTCCCTCTTTTGTTTTACCACACTATGTCACTGAGCTAAATTTTCTTTGTTTCAGATAACCTATTGAAAATAGAATCCATCTTGTCTCTAATGTATTTAATATCCTCGCGAAGATATTTATGGCTGTTCTCCCATTCCTTACGCGTTACAAATTCTCGCGTAAGTTCTTCCCATGTGTAAACCTTTATGCTTACAATGTGAGTATCTACCTTTTGCTCCAAAGCCTTTATTTTGCCTTCATTGACAGTCGCTCGTTCGCTTAATACTCCAATCATATGATAATCCCCGCCGATTACCACGCCGAGGGTGATTGCGGTGCGGATTACACCCTGCAAATCAAACTTAAATTTCGGCTCTTCGTCCATATCGCGCCTATTTGGTTGCAGGTTTTGCGTCGGCGTTTACGCCCAGAGAATCGGTTTGTATGCTCGTCTTTGTCGCCTTGACTACGACAGCGGTTTGTGCAAGCGCGGACGCGGAATCCGTGCCGTTTTGCTTGACGGGAGCTTTTACCCTCACGCCCGATACGGACAGCCAGTTAAGCCCGTAGCCGTTCCAGCCCAAATTAAATTTGGACACGTCCGCCGAGAGCGTAGTTGCCGCGCCGTCGGACGACGCCATAAACGCCGAAAAATCGGACGTGTCGGACTTTGTTTCTACCACGCGCACGATTTTCCCGTTCGCGTCATACTCCGTCGTTTTTGTTTCGGACACACTGCCGCACGCCGAAAGCATGCACGCGGCTGAAATTGCCAATATATATTTTTTCATTATTTC